AACAGATGCCAACAAAGATGGTGTTCCAGTTACAGTTACATTAGCAGGTGCTAATGGTACTGGTACTATTCAGTTGCAAATGTTATATGTAATTGACTAATAACTAGAATTTTAGGGGAGGAAAGCGAGAGTGGAACTCCCCTAGGATGCAATGAAACAAATAAAAGATTTAAAAACAGTATTACATTTTAGAAAGGGTGATTATGTTTATCGTTATGTACTGGTAGACAGGTTCAAGAATACAAGTAAAGTACATTATGGTTTTGATGCAAAGCTAGAAAGAACTGAGGCAGAAACCTTTGCGTTAGAAAAAGATAGACAGATTAGAAGAAAGTATATTATAAGGAAGTAGTATGGCATCAGTAGTAGACATTTGTAATGGAGCATTAAACCAATTAGGTGCTACAACTATTGTTTCCTTAACAGAAGATTCAAAAAATGGCAGACTATGTAATGCTAGATACACTCAGATAAGAGATAGTGTATTTAGATCACACCCTTGGAACTGCTTACAAAAAAGATTAGAACTATCATCATCAACAGATACTCCTGCATGGGGATTTAGTTTTAAATATGATCTACCCGGTGATTGTTTAAGATTACTAAGAATATTAGATTTTGATTCAAACCACAAAGTAGAAGGTAGATCAATTCTATCTAACAACTCTTCTATGAAGATATTATATATCTCAAGAGTTACAGACCCAAATCAATATGATGAAAATTTAAGAGAAACATTATCAGCAGCATTAGCTGCAGATATAGCATACGCTATTACATCTAACAATACCACGCAACAAAACATGATTGCTCTTTATCAAGAGAAATTAAAAGACGCTAGATTTGTAGATTCAACTGAAGGATATAATACTACTCAAGAAGATGGAATGGCAGATGTTATAGATGCTGGTACATTTATAAACGCAAGGTTCTAATACATGGCTAGAGTAGCTGCACAACTTACAAACTTCACAGCAGGTGAACTATCACCAAGATTAGATGGTAGAAATGATTTATCTAAATATCCTGCAGGCTGTAAGACACTTGAGAATATAGTTATCTATCCGCATGGTGCTGCAGCTCGTAGACCGGGTACTCAGTTTATAGCAGAAGTAAAAACAAGTAGTGCTAAAACAAGATTAATACCTTTTGAATTTTCAACAACACAAACTTATATTCTTGAGTTTGGTAATCAGTATATGAGAGTATACAAAGATAAAGGTCAAGTATTATCAGGTGGTTCAGCTTTTGAAATATCTACACCATACTTAACTGCAGAACTATTTGATATTAAGTTCGCACAATCTGCCGATGTGATGTACATAACACATCCTAGTCATGCAACAAGAAAGCTATCAAGAACAGGTCATACAGCTTGGACATTAACAACTGTAGATTTTACTAATGGTCCATACTTAGACACTAATACATCAACTACAACAATTACAGCTTCAGCACATACAGTAGGAACTGGTAGAACTTTTACTGCTAGTGCCAATACATTTGTATCAACAGATGTTGGAAGATTAATTAGATTTAGAGATGGCTATGCAAAGGTAACAGGATTTACAGATGCTACAGTTGTAACTGTTGAGATAATAGAAGATACAGGATCATCTAGTGCTTCTACTGATTGGTCGTTAGGTGCATTTTCAGATACCACAGGTCATCCATCTTGCGTAACCTTCTTTGAGCAAAGATTAGTTTTCGCAGCGACACTGAATAATCCGCAAACAATTTATTTTTCAAAGTCAGGTGATTATGAAAACATGGATGCAAATATTGGCGGAACTGTGGCGGATGATGATGCTATTGTTTATACGATTGCATCAAACCAAGTTAATGCCATAAGATTTCTTTCACCAACTAGAACTTTAATTATTGGAACTGCAGGAGGTGAGTTTGCAGTTTATGGGGGTG